CAGGGTCTACATATTTAAGTTCAACACCTGCTCCTGGCAAAAACTCATGCTTTGTACAACCAATACCTAAAACAGTTAAATCATAGTCAACTCTTTTTCTAATATCGTTGTAATGGTTTTCTGCAAAAATAGTATTAATAGCCTCCTCTTCAGCAATCTCTATAGCAGGCTTATATTTAAGCTGCATATATAGGTTTAGCTCCTCATCAGTTTGAGGGAGGTCATCAGGATTCATTACGAAAGGATCAGCTCCTGTTTCTTTTTGAACAATTTGCAATATGTCTTTTGCTGCAGCTTGACCTTGTATCATGTCTTGATACTTACTTCTTTGAGATTGTGACATTGCATCTTCAGCATATGCCTTTACATCAAATAACCTGTCATTCATTCCGTTGACAACAACATCTACAAATTTTGGAATAATAGGAACAGGTGTCCAATCCAAGTTTAAGTAACTTAAATCACCATCAACTGCTAATTCATTTTTATATTTAGCAACCGACTGCTCACCTCTAGCATAAAGACGAAGTCTGTAAAAATCTCTCCACTGATTATAGTATCTACATTGGTTGCCATCTTTCTTAAACCACTCATATTGAATAGCCTGACCTATTTGTAAGCCGAACTCTTCTGAAGCTTTTTCGCTATCAGAAACAAACTGACTTGGAAACCCAACAGAAGAAACATTTATTTTTACGTCTTTCATTTATCTTATTATTTCACTACGACTTCCTTTATTGTTGTACCTAGCAAAGTTAACAATAATATTTGATTGTTTTTTCACAGGTTGATAAAGGTGTCTTTGACAAGCCATTATTGCTAAACCTGAACTAATAGAGGCATCAAACTTTGTTCTATTGCTTATATCAAACTTTGCCCAGTCTTCTAGTGTTCTAGTAAAAGGCATATAACCCATTTCATCTGGACCTATTAATCCTACGTGAGATTCAATATGAGACTCAATAGCTGCTGCGTGAGCCTGCTTTACTGCCTCACTTGAGTTAGGTATACCCCCAAGTTCTTTCTCTGTCTTAGAGAGCTTGTGTTTGAGTTTGTCTGGTCGATTAATACTAAAGCCTCTGTAGCCTCTATTTTTAAAATGATACAGTAAACGAGGTTTATTGTTTTCTACTAATATAGGCATTCCATAGAACACACAAGCCATCAATACTTCCTCAAAAAATATTTCTGCAGTTTGAGGTCTAGCCACATACTCTAAAAAAAACTGATTACTAGGAGCATCATCCATGTTAAATTTTGTAATTCCATGCAAAGCACCATTTGAAGCTCCACCTCCAACTGTTCCAGATATGTCATAGCTATCACAACCAAAAGCACCAAGATGCTCGTTTGCAGGAAAAAAATCACCTCTATGGTTTTTCTTATACCTATTCTGCATATTTTTTTTAGGTATCCAACTTACTAAAAATCTCCCCCTAGTGTTTGGAGTCCATATAACCTCAGTATCTTTGATTCCATTCTTCCAAGAAAAAGACCCACGAGTTAAATGGTGTTCTTTTATAAGCGAGTCGTTGTAATCAATCTGCTGATATATTCGTGTAAGATTAAACAATGACTGCTTGCTTTCATCCCTAAACGCATGAGATTCAGTACGAGGAAATTGTCTGTAAAACTCATTTAAAGCATCAGGATCATTTTTTAAACTTTCAACTTCGTTGTTCCAGTAATCAACAACATCCTCCATAGGCATGCCATACTCATCAATGTATCCTTCAAAGTTCCACTCCATTGGTATAAACAACGAATACAATCCACTTTTTGTTTGACCATTATTACTTCTGTTATTAGGATTAGAATCGTAGTAAAGTTTTTTAAACTCTTCACCACCCTTGTTTAGTGCATTTGATGTTGAACCCATCATGCACTTTCCAATAATTCTTCTACCCAATCTTAAACAAGTTTTAGTGACACGATAATTATTTAGTATATTGTTTGGCTTTAGCCATTTACCACTTTCATCATGTGCTAATAAAAGCAACTTCTCACCATCATAAGAGTTGTCATCTGTATTTTTCCAGTCAATAGTGGTATCTAAGCCTTCCATCTCATCATCATCGACATTATACATATTTTTTTTAGTAATCTTGGATGCAGGAATTCTAAACGCCAACTCTGTTTTAGGCTTATCCATACCATCCTGCACAGGTTTAAAAAAGAAGGGATAGTTTCTAACAATAGGAACAACCTTATCTGTAAACATTTTTTTTGCATCAGAACCTGACTTAGACAAAATACCTATACGAGAGTTTTTAGATATTGTCCCAACATTTGCACACTCTTCGGAAGCCATAAATGAAAATCCAGAACGTCTAATTTTCAAGTATATCATTCCAAAACACCTAGGGTCTGCTTTACATGCCTCCCAAAAAATGTAAAAAATTCTATTTGCTTCCCTGAAGTCAGGATACCCTACATCAATCTTTGTCCACTGAAGATACATGTAGTGTGACCCTGTAATGTATGTGTATGTTTTGTTGTTTATAAACCAGTACCCTTGTTCTCTTTTATCAAACTCATCCTCAATGTAATCTATCCACTTAGCTTTAAAGGTATTTGGTTGCTGATTCCACTGGAATATAGACTGTATTTTTAGTAGTGCTTTAGGATAATTTTTTCTTTCCCACTTAGTTGTGTCTCTTTGAAGAGACTCAGGAGTTTTTGGTAAACCTATTCGTAGTCCATTAATATCATACACCTCGCCTACTTCGCCTGTTTTAGAAATAATAACTAAATCATACTTCTCATCATAACCATATTGCCATGACTTGTTTCTGTTCTTTTTCTTTAATATTCCTTTTGGAATATAATTATCCAGAACTCTGTGTAGATTATGAAGACCTTCTTTCTGCAAATCCTTGTTTGTTGTCTAGTTTAGTTGGACCTCGTTCTTCGATTTCCATTAAATTTTTTTCATTTTCTATTCTAGTCAATATATCAAACGCATCAAATATTGCTAGTTTTTTTGTTGCTGCAGCATTCTTTAATCTGTCAGCAGCCAACTCATCCTCTGGGTCTGGCTTTATAATGTCTTCTTTTGCAACTTTAATAAGCTGCTCTACGGCTCTCATCCCTGCCTGAATAATATTCTTTTTTAAAGTTTTTGAGTCCATTGCGATTCGGATTATATTTAATTCTTGGTCGTTTTTTTCTTTTTGGCTTATCACTCATAATTTTATTGTTATTTGATGGTCAAACATTCGATATAGTTTTTCCCCATCCACTTCAAACTCGTATTCACTTTCAGGTTTAAAACAGACCTTGTCCCCTGGATTTACATTTTGTGAACGCAGATAGTCGTTGCTATACTTTATTTCACCAACCAAAGGTTCTTCATTGGTGTTCTTATATAAATAGTAGTCTTCTGTAGGAAGAGGTTTAGTAAAACAATACCTGCCACTAGTATTCCACTGCTTGCCATCATGATACATGTAAAACTGATCAGGCTCAACAAAAAATAAATCATCCATAAAAAAACTTCTTCCACTTTTACGTCTGCCCTGCATGTCATTGTAAAACTTAAATACGTTATGATGGACTAATAATTTATCTCCTGGTTTAATAGGACCATCATAAACAATTGGAGTGGCGATAACCTCTGCAATTCGATTTGAAGCTTTGTGGTTTTCCTCTGAAGTACTTGTTATAAAGTCTACATCACTAATTTTTTTAGTGTTGTTATACCTTTTATTGTTTAAGGGTTTGGTAATAAATAAGTAAGGTGATTTCATTAGAAGTTAATATTATACTCAATAGACACAGGCATATTAATAAACTGCTTCCATAACACAATTTCTTCATTATATGTAGATTCAATCCATATTTTAAAAGAGTCATTAATGTCATTATACCGTATGTGATGAATTTTATATGTACCCTTTAGTATTTCTTGACCCACAACATAGTGCATAGCTCCACCTTTGTAATCAGGACCTACTGCTATCTTACGAATATCATTCATTTAATTTAATTTGATTTATAACAAATATAGGTAAAAAAAAATACCCCTGATTTAACAGAGGTACTTTATGCGAAGAGGAGTCACTAACTGTGCACCTGGCTAACAAGTGTCACTAACTGCGCACCTGGCTAACAAGTGTCACTAACTGTGCTCCTCGCTTTTTTTAACCTTAACCAGTTCTTTGAACAGTAGCATTACTGCCTTGAGAAATTTTTACGGATCGAAAATCTCCACTTGTTACATTTTTCACATAAACCATTTGTATAGGATTTGATAACTCTCCCATAATATATGGTAGCTCATGGTTTGTATTTGTCCACGTAGGGTTTGGTATACCTATTGCAAATTTTAATATTAATTTATTATATCTAGAATTATTATCAAAAGGAGTATTAGTGTTATTCCTATTTTTATTTTTAGGAGCAATTGTACAAAAACCTGTTGCTCCTGAAGCAGGGAAAGATGTGTATGGTACAAAGGGGTTACTTGGATCAAAAAGAAATTGTAATTTACTAAAAGGAATTTCAATATAAGTAGAAGGTCTTAGTGAAGCAAAATCCGTTATAATAGTACCTGTTTTTGCAATTTGTAATTCAGTATTAATATCCCATTCTGTGTCGATTGGATGGATAACAGTATCATCTCCAGTAGAAAGATGTGAAGTTGCCCAATTACTTCCAGGAAAGTTAGTTTGCTGATAAACACCGTTTTGATGACTCGGATGAACAAAACCTCTTTTTTTCCATAAAGTCTCGTTACTAGTTATTGTTTTGCGATATCTATACAAAAAAAGTCTAGGGTTTTTATTCAACCAATCTGTTTCAATAGGTTTTTTTATACAAACTTTTGGTGACTCATTATTAGCAACAAGTACTCCTGTATTTTTTAATACGTAAATATTTGGTGTAGGAATACCTGATGTGTTTGATGTGCCAATATATTCCTTTAATCCATCTACGGTAATATTTTTAGTTACGTCTGTAGGCGTTCCGTTTTCTTGACTAATAATAATCTTATCAGCTCCTTGTGGAGTTACGGTATTGTATGTGCTAATCTTTGGCATAACTAATATTTTACTTTAACAAATATACTATTTTTTATTTTTAAATACTGGAGCTACCTTATCTGCTATTTTTTCAGCACTTCTACCTATAACATATCCTCCAATACCTATGTCTAGTAAATTCCAAAACTCAGGCTCTAACTCAGGAGTTATTAAATGTGATGATAGCTGAGATATAAATTTAGTATAAATTATAATAAACCCAAATGACAACATAAGGATTGGTCTCCAACTCCTCTGAAGCCAATTACCTTTTGCTTCAGCTAAAATTATATCTGTCTGCATCTTTTGCAACTCAAGCTCTTTCTCTTGAAGAACTTTAAATATTTCATTTTTGGCTTTTATTCTTTCCTCATCGCTAGTAAACAACTCATCAACAACGTCACCAATTTGCTTAAATACTTTTGTCCCAAAAAATTCTAATATTTTTTTCATACTAATAAGTCCACATTACTTGTTGAGACTTGTCAAAATCTAAGTCTACATGAATAAAGGTGTCAGCAACTCCTATTCTTTGAAAACCTGTTTCTTGCAATAGAAATATTAAATGAAATCTATCTACAGAATTAGTGCATTTAATGTCAGCAGCTAATCCATACATGTGGCTTGATCCCTTTGATGTTTCTGTTTTAGGCTTCCCTCCGACTGCAGCATTATGCTCTTCTGTCCTGTAGCCACTATTTATAATGATGGGTTTACCAAACTTATCTCTTACCT